ATCTGGGAAGAGGTGGTGCAGCCGATGCTCCTGACCACGCGTGGCACGGCGCTGTTTACCGGCACCCCAAAGCACTTCAACCACCTCTACCAGCTCTACGCGCGGGGCCAATCCACCGACCAGCGGTGGGCCAGCTGGGCGTCGTGGCAATTCCGCACGGCCGATGCGCCGCATATCCCGCGCGAACTGCTGGAGGAGATGCGCCAGCAGATGGACGCGCGTGCCTTCCGGCAGGAGTTTGAGGCGTCGTTTGAGGCGCTGTCTGGCCGCGCCTACTATGCCTTCGTGCGGGGCCAGCACGTGCGCCCCGTCACGCTGGAGCCTGGGGCACCGGTGGCGGTCACGTTCGACTTCAACATCCAGCCCGCCACGGCCCTCATCTGCCAGCGCATCGGTGACGAGGCCCGCGTCTGGCGGGAAGTCTGGATTACCAGTGCCGGGGGCGAGGCCACACGCGCGGCGGCGTCCCGTGCGCGTGACCTGCTGGCCGAGGCGGGCTACCGCGGGGCCGTGCAGGTCTACGGCGACCCGGCGGGGCGGGCAGGGAAGACGACCGGCCCCTCCGACCATGCGGTGCTGCGGGAAGTCTTCGGCGGCGGCAGCTTCTACATCCCGAAGGTGGCCCCGCACGTGAAAGACCGCGTGGAGGCCGTCAACGCGCGGTGCCAGACGGCCAGCGGGGCGGCACGGCTGACGGTGGACCCGTCCTGCGAGCATCTCATCAGCGACCTAGAGCAAGTGGTTTATACTGACGCGGGTGACCTTGACAAACGGAGCAACCCGATGCTGACGCACATTTCCGACGCGCTGGGCTACTGGATTCACCAGGCATGGCCTCCCGTAGCCCGTGGCGGCGTGGGCATGGGGCACGTGTCATGGATTTAGTTGCAGACGGTCAGGTGCAGCCGCACTTTATTAGCCTCGGGGCTGGTGTGCAGTCATCGACAATGGCGTTGATGGCGGCGCATAGTGAGATTAACCCGATGCCTACAGCAGCCATTTTTTCAGATACGCAGTGGGAGCCACCGCAGGTGTATGACTGGTTGGCGTGGCTGGAGCAACAGTTGCCATTTCCAGTAATGCGCGTGACGGCTGGCAGCCTGCGTGATGATGTGCTGCTAAAACAGAACGCTGATACTGGCAGATTTGCGTCGGTGCCGTGGCATATCACGAATCCAGACGGTTCGACATCGATGGGGCGGCGGCAATGCACCTCGGAGTATAAGATTCAGCCGCTTATTAAAGCCAGACGACGTTTGATGGGATATCCACCCAGAGTGAGAATCCCGGCCAAGTCGTGTGTGACATGGATTGGCATTTCCATTGACGAAGCGGCCCGCATGAAAGATAGCCTAGAACGATGGAATGTCAACCGGTGGCCGCTGATTGAAGCCGGAATGTCTCGACATGACTGCTTGCGGTGGATGGACAAACACGGCTACCCAGCCCCGCCCAAGTCGTCGTGCATTGGATGCCCTTTTCATTCAGACGCGGAATGGCGGCGCATAAAAGCTGACCCAGTATTATGGGCCGATGCGGTCGCCATTGATGCGGCGATTCGGCAACCAGTGCGAGGCATGAAAGGCGAACAGTTTATGCATCGCAGCCGCAAGCCTCTGGCCGAGGTGGATTTGACGACACTTGAAGATCACGGGCAACTCAACATGTGGAATATCGAATGCGAAGGCATGTGCGGTGTCTAATACGATAAAACGCAGCGGCTGGGCCGTGCTGGCGCAGATGGCCGCGTATCTGCTGCTGGGCGTCGGCTTCATTGTGTGGCTGGGCCTCGGGCCGTGGTGGGCGTGGGCGGTCGCCACGTTCTACGGCATGAACGCAGGGATTATCTTGCAGACCTACTGGGCCACACGCCACGTGCCAGACAACGTGGTGCCGTTTCAACGCACGACCACGACACAGAGGTAAGCCAATGGCCAAGAAAGCGAAAGACCCGCGCCTGACCCGATTGGGGCTGGACGACTACAACCAGCCGAAGCGCACGCCGTCCCATCCGACCAAGTCGCATGTGGTGGTGGCCAAGGAAGACGGCGAGGTCAAGACCATCCGCTTCGGCCAGCAGGGCGTGAAAGGCTCGCCGCGCCGTGAAGGCGAGTCGGCCGCAGACCGTGAGCGCCGTGAGGCCTTCCGCGCGCGCCATGCCGAGAACATCGCTAAGGGGAAAATGAGCGCGGCCTACTGGGCCAATAAAGTAAAGTGGTAACACCGTGCCACTGATGCAGCGCGCCACGGAGGAAGTCTGCGAGTCGATTGCCTCGCAGATTGACGCCATCATCCGCGAACGCCGGATGTCCTACGCGCAAGTAGCCGCGCTGGCCGGGGTCTGCGAGAACACGGTCGGGCGCGTGATGACCCTCAAAAACACGCGCCTGTCGGTGCTGGTGCAGATTGCCGAGGGCTTAGGCTGTCAGTTTGTGGTCACATTGACGCCGCGTAACCCATAATCTGATGGTTGGGCATTGACGCTGAGGGCAGCGCCACGGACAATCATGCTGTGGCTATCCCAGCATCAGCGCCGCTCGGTGCGCCGTCGTCTGTTATCGGTGTCGTGCATCCGCTCTACCTGCGGTGGCGCGACGTGTGGGTCAAGCTCCTCGACGTCTACGAAGGTGCGGGCGGCTTTCTTGACGACACAAAGCCCTACCTGATTGCCCATCCGCGCGAGTGGCTCGACCACTCCTCGCCGGTGTTTGGCGACGGGGGCCAGCTCCTGCGGTTTGAGGTCAACGCCAACCCGTCGAAGCCGTCCCCGAAGCTCAAGGAACGGCGCAAGCTGGCACGCTACGAGAACATTGCGTCCACGCTCATTGAGCAACTGAGCGGCGCACTCTTCCGTAACAAGCCGCAGCGGTCCTTCGGGCCGAACGCGCCGACGGTGGCCGTACAGCGGCCCATTGAGCTGTTCTGGAATGACGCGGACGGCAACGGCACGAACTGGAACGACCTCCTGAAAGAGGCGTGGGGGCCGTGCGCCGCGTTTGGTCACCTCTGGGGCTACGTGGACGTGCAGCCGGACGACCCGCGCCGCGCCTACGTGCGCTGGTATACGCCCATCGACGTCATTGACTGGCTGGTCGACGATAACAACCGGTTGGTGAGTGTCAAGTTTTTGGAAGCCGTGCCGCGGGAAAGCTACGCCAAGACCTCAACGGCCTACAGCGTGGACGTGCGGGTGCGCGTAGTGGACGCCGAGGGCTGGAAACTGCTCAACCGCTCTGGCAAGGAGATTGCCTCGGGCACGCACGACTTCGGCGTGGTGCCTGCCTTCGTGATGTATGCCCGTCGACGAGCGCTGACGCCGTTTGTGGGGCGGTCGGTGCTGGGTGACCCGCAGCTCTACATCGACCTCTACAACCTCATTAGCGAGACGCGCGAACTGCTCCGAAAGCAGACGTTCTCGATTCTGAACGTGCCGATTGGCGAGACACCTGGTGGTGTCCAAAAGGAACAGGAACTCATCGGCCAGCAGTCAGGCACGGGTAACATCTTGTTCACGACCAACTCGGCGCAGATGCTGTCGCCCGATAACACCAACGTCCAGTCCTACCACGACCACATGGACCGGCTCCAGCGCACGATTTATAGGCTGAGCGTGCTGCCGTGGGAGTCTGACGGGCGCGCGGCCGAATCGGCAGACGCGCGGCAGATTAAGCGCGAAGACCTGAACCAGCAGTTGGCAGGATTCGCGGACGAGTTGCAGCGCGTGGACGAGTTTGTGACCCGGCTGGTCTACCGTGCCGCCTACGGGGACGCGGCTGAGCGGTGGGAAGCGGCCGACGAACTGACCATCCGCTGGCCTGACCAGTTCGACACGCTGAACCTTGAGCGTGTCATCAAGCAGTTTGCTGATGCGATGGCCCTCGACCTCGGCCAGACGGCCACCGGAGAGATTCGCAAGCGCGCCGCCCGGGCGGTGCTGCCAGACGTCCATATGGACACGCTCCAGCAGATTGACGACGACATCACGGCCACGCCAATGGAGACACCCGCGCAGCGTCGCACTGCCGCCATGACGGCCCTGACGGCGCGGCTCGACACGCAGGACGTCGACGTCGAGGACGAAGACGACGAGGAGATGACGCCGCCCGATGGCAACGCCTGAAAGCGCGGGAGTGAGCATCGCCGCGCGGGCTGAGCGCCTCTCGGCCGGTTTCGCGCAGAGCCTGGCCGACATCATGCGGAAGGCTGACGCGGCGCTGAAGCCCATTCTGGCGCGCGCCATTGCCGGCGACCGCACGGCCACCGTGCAGGCCGCACGCGGCATCGCCCTGCGGCGGCAGATTCGGCAAGCCCTGACGGACGCCGGGTTCGACGACTTCGCCACCGAGGCCTCCAATACGGCCATTGAAGCCATGGCCGCGGAGGTCATGCGGACTCGTCTGGCCCGTGGGACCGCCAAGCTCGTGCGCCCCAGCGCCGCACGCCTGCGGGCCTTGGCGGTGCTGTCAGAGAGCAACCTGCTCGGGACCGCCGAAGACGTCACAACGGCCCTCATGCGCGCCGTGTCGCAATTCATTCTGACCACGACGCCCAGCCCGCGCATTCTCGACACGCTGGCCGAGGTAATGAGCAAGGAACTCGGCCAGGTGCAGACGCTGTTCGACACGCAGGTGTCCATCATGGGTCGGCAGGTGGAAGCGATTGCCACCGAGCCACTCGGGCCTGAGCAGGCGTTTCTGTATACCGGCCCCGTCGACGGCCGCACGCGCACGTGGTGTCTGGACCGCGTGGGCAAGGTCTATACGCGCCGCGAAATCGAAGCCATGGACAACGGCCAGTTGCCGAACGCCTTCCTGACCGGCGGCGGCTATAACTGCCGCCATTCGTTTTTGGCGGTGGCGTCCGATGAACTGGTCAGCCTCACGGGAATGAATCTGCGCGCGCCGGGGTTTGAAGAAGAGATTGCCTCGGCCAAGGCCCAGCAGCGGCAGGCGCGACGGAGTGACCGGCAGCGCCGTGCCCGAGGAGTCACCACCTAATGCCTGTCTACGTCACACGCAACTTCGGCCCGCTGACCGAGACGCTGAAGACCACGAAGGACGACTGGTATCAAATCGGCCTGCTGGCCCGCGAGCGCATTTTGCAGCGCACGCGCAGTGGGCAGGACCAATACAACAAGCCCTTTACGCCCTACTCGCAGGGCTATATCGACGCGCGCACCAAAGAAGGCCTCGCGCGCAATACCGTTAAACTGGAGTTGTCGGGCGAAATGCTGCGGTCGATTCAGATTATCGCCACGGACACGCAGGTCACGCTGACCTTCTGATATGGGACGCCGTAAAGGGTCAGGACGCCGGATGTCAATGGTGCAGCGGTCACGGAAAGTGCCCGCCGCAGAAAAAGCCGTGTATCATCAGATAGCCGGGGCCGGGAAAAGCCGTATCAAGCGCGAGTTCTTTGGCCTGACGCCCCAAGATATGGACGACATCTCGGTGCTGTTGGAGCGCCGACTGAGCCAGCGTTCTCAGCTTCTCTAACGCGGGAGTGACGAGGCATATGCCGGAACCGATTACCGTAGAACTCGACGAGCAGGGCAATATCGGCACGCTGCCAGCGCCCTTGCAGTCCTTCTTGGACCGCGCGATTAACGAGGCCTACAAGCGCGGCGCGCAGAAGGTCGAACGCGAGATGCAGCCGCGCATCGTGGACCCCGCTGAGCGGGAACGGCTGAAGCAGGTGGAGGCCGATGCCCAGCTCCTGCGTGAAGAGATTGCCACGCGCGACAAGAACTACGAAGAAGCCGCCCGCCTGCGCGAAGAGCGGTTTACCAAACAGATTGCCGAGCGTGAAGAGACCGCGCGGCTTAAAGATGCGGAGATCGGGCGTCGTGACGCACGACTGCGCTCCATGCTCGGGGCCGAGATTCGCGCCGCCGCCGTCGCTGCCGGTGCGCGTGATGAAAGCCTGCCTGAGCTGGTCAAGCTCCTCGGAGCGGATATTGACCTCGATGACCATCTGGACCCGTTCGTTAAGGGGGCTGACAACGCGCCCCGCCTGGTGGACGGCAAGCCGATGAGTATTGAGGGGTTGGTGGCTGAATACCTGGGATCGCATCCTCACCATTTGCGCGGCGGGAAATCAACGCCCGGACGCGCACAGGGCGGGGCGGCATTCCGTCAGACGCAGACACCGGCTGATGCCGCGCATGAAGATGCGCTGGCGGCGGTGGCTGCTAACCCATCGGCTAAGAACCTGACGCAGGCGGTGCGCTCCATTCGCACTCGCGCGGCGGGGGCTGGCCGCTAAGAGGAGAGTCCGTATATGGCTTTTACTGGTCTGTCTACCAATGACCTGTTCACCGCCTCGCTGGTGCAGGAGGACGTGTCGCGCCTGATTGCGACCCTCAGCCCGAAGGAAACGCCGTTTCTGAACTGGCTGGGTGATTCGTCGGTCTTCGCCGTGTCGACGAAGCATGAGTGGGTGCAGGACTACATGCTGCCCAACTTCATCACGGCGTCGACGGCCATCAATTCGGCCACGACGGCGACTGGCGTCCAGATTAACGGTCTGGGCGAGGCGCTGACGGTCGGCACGATTCTGGAGAACGAAACCCAGACCGAAGTGATGCAGGTGTCCTCGATTGTCGGGGCCAACAGCATCGTGGTCACGCGCGCCTACGGTGGCGGCGCGGTGGGATCGCTGGCCGCTGGCGGTCAGCTCTACGTCCGCGAGATGGCGGGCATTGAAGGCGCGGACCACGACGGACGCCACACGCGCCGTCTGGGTGACCGCAAGGCCAACACCGTTGGCCTCTTCGAGATGCCCGTGGCCGCGTCTGGCACCGAACTCGCCATCAACCTCTACGGCAATGATTCCTACGATCAGGCCGTGGCCAAGGGCGTGGTGGACATGATGCACCAGCTTGAGAAGAGCGTGGTTCGTGGCGTGCTGAACAGCACCAACTCGCTCGGCTCGTCCTCGCAGACCCGCACGATGCAGGGGCTGCGGAACTGGCTCACCACCGTGAACAGCACGGTCACTGCCTCGTCGTTCTCGGCCAACCCGCACCTCTACATCGGGAACGTGTGGCAGAACATCTACGAGCAGGGTGGTTCGCCGGACACGGAGAACTGGGCGATTGTCGCGGGGCCGACCTACTTCCGCGACATCAGCAACCTGAACGACACGAAGGTGGAGGACTCCAACCAGTCCGAACTCTTCAAGCGCGTCATCCGCACCTACACCGGGCCGCTGGGCACCGCGACGGTCATTCTGTCGCGCGTCCTGTCTGGCACGGAACTGCTGCTGGTCCCGCGGGAGCGCGTGAAGGTCGTGCCGCTTCAGGGCCGCTCGTTCTCGTATGACGAGATGGGCAAGACCGGCGACAACAAGAAGGGTCTGCTGACCGGGGAATACACCATCGAGGTGCATCACCCGAACGCCATGGCCCGCATCAAGAGCTAACACCATCGGCCGGGGCGGTTCATGGGAGCCGCTCCGGCCGGTTTCTGGCGTCTGAGCAACGCCCTGTGAGGAGTGACCAATGGACCCGATTCTGGAAGAGATTTGTCGAGCGCGAGGGCCGCAGGATGTGCGGCCGGATGTGTTTAAGCGGTGGCAGCGGTATCTGGCCGACGTGATTGGGCCGCGCCTTGAGGTGATGGACGCCGTCGACGAGCCGCTGCGCCGTGGCCCCGGACGCCCGCGCAAGGAGATGGCCGATGCGCGCTAGCCTCACCTGGGCCTTCCATATCGACTCGGTCGAGTTCACGCCCGGTGTGCAGGCGGGCACGGAATCGCTCGGCGGGTCAGAGTCGGCCTGCCTCGGGCTGGCCCGTGCGCTTCAGGCGCGTGGGCACCGCGTGCATATCTTCACCACCAAACTCCACAAGGACGCGCGCCCGATTGACCGCTGGGGCGTGACGTGGCACCCCACGAACGCGCTGGCCGATGTCTCACGGTTCACCGCGTGGGATGTCTTCGTGGCCCTCCGCATGCCGCACATTTTCGGCGCGAACATCGACGCCGCGCTGCGGGTGCTGTGGAATCAGGATTTGATGACAGGCAGCGCCGCCAAGAATATGACGATGGCGCTGGCGTGGGCCTATGACGTGTCGGCCTACGTGTCGCACTACCACCGCAAGCAGTGGGAAGGAGTGGCCCCGGAACTGGCCCCCATCGGATGGGTCTGCAAGAACGGGTTTGACCCGTCCTACGTGCCGCTGGAAGGCACGCGCAATTTGAAGAAGGTCATCCACATTACCCGCCCGGAACGTGGCCTGCGGCCGCTGCTGGCCATGTGGCCCGAACTGAAGCGCCGCGTGCCAGACGCCGAACTGCACCTGTGCCGCTATAACAGCATGTATGACGCCTCAGGCTGGGGCCGCGTGTGCGCCGCCTACGACGAGCAGGTGGAGGCCGTCAACCGCGCGGTGGGCGGCATCACGTGGCTGGGCGAACTGGGCAAGCCAGCGCTGTATGAGGCCATCCGCTCGTCCGCGGTCATGTGGTATCCGGGCATCGCGGACTTTGCCGAGACCTCCTGCGTGGCCGCGATTGAGGCACAGGCCTGCGGCACGCCGTTTGTCGGGTCGTGGAAGGGCGCATTGCCGGAGACGGTTCCACACGGCTGGCTGGTCAAGGGAGACGCGGACAGCCCCGCCTACCAGGCTGAAAGCATCGGCATTGTCGAGGGCATTCTGACGGGCCAGACGCCGGTAATGGACCGCGTGGAGAAAGGCCTCCTGCACGTCGACCACTATCGCTTCAACGAGGTGGCCGCTGAGTGGGAACAGATGGTGGCGCAGCGCCTGACCGCGCGCGTGCGGTCGAATCCGCGCGGCATTCTGGAACAGCTCAAGCAGCGCGACGACTACGTGGCCGTGCGGCACTTTGCGGCCGAGCAGGGCTGGCCTGAGGTTGTGGAAGACGCCACGCGCGTCATTGACGGGCTGGAGCAGGTCTCTGAGGACTACAGCGCCCGTGCGCTGGACCCGCGGCTGGAGATGGCCAACAACCGCCGCATTGCGCCAGTCATCGAGGCGCTCGCGGGCAGTGACTGCGTGCTGGATCTTGCCTGCGGGAATGGGTCGTTTGCCGTGGCGCTGGCGCTGGCCTCCCCAACGCGCCGCGTGGTGGGCCTCGACTACGCGGCCGAGAATATCCGCGTGGCGCAGGAGTTTGCCGCGGAACAGGGCGTGGCTGACCGCTGCACGTTCCTCGTTGGGCCTGCGTATGACTACACGACGCATACGGCCCATGAGGCCACGCTGGACAGCCTCAAGCCCTACGGCCCGTTTGACGGGGTCTTCATTGGCGAGTTCCTCGAACACATTGCCAACGTGCCGGGGTTCCTCACAGCGGTGCGGAAGCGATGCTCATCGGGCGCTCGCATGGTGGCTACCATGCCGATGGGGCCGTTTGTGGAACTCGCCAGTCAAGACATGGTGGTGAAGCGCGGACACGTCCACTGCTTCACGCCGCGTGACCTGGAAGCCATCTTCGGCGGACAGGACAACCTGAACGTGTCCCTGCTGGATATGGGCGTGACGCCGCGTGGAAACCGCATCGGGCACTGGATTGTCTCGTGCAAGTTCTCGCGGAAAGCGTTTGGCGCGCGTGACCTTGACCGTATCGTGGCGCTGACGCGGCCGAAGCCGACGCTGTCAGTCGGCATTCTGGCTGGGGAAACCATCGACATTCGGCGCTGCCTGAGTTCCATCTGGCACATTGCCGATGACATCATCCTGGCCAATACCGGCGTGAACCCTGACACGCTGGCCGCGATTGCCGGCGAGTATCCGCGGACCCGCATCATCGAGGTCGGCCCGGTGCATGGCCTGCACGGTGGTTTTGCCGAGGCGCGTAATACCACGCTTCAGGCGGCGACGGGCGATTGGTTTATGTGGATTGACACCGATGAACGCCTGATGCAGCCGGAAGCCCTCCGCAAGTATCTGGATTCCACGGTGTTTGTGGGCTTCGGGCTGAAGCAGCAGCACCTGCAACTGGACATGCCGGTCACGTTTGACACGCCCATCCGCGTGTTCCGCAAGCGGCCGGACATCCAGTTCTACGGCTGCGTGCATGAGCAGCCGCAGATGGGCGACTGCAACGGCGACATCGTGCCCGCCCTGCAACTGCATGACACGGACATTGCCCACACCGGCTACCTGAACGAAGCCATCCGGCGCACGAAGGCCGTGCATCGGAACCTGCCGCTTTTGCAGCGCGACGGACAGGTGTTCCCGGAACGCCGACTGCACTACCTGCTGTTACTGCGCGACCACCTGAACCTCGCCACGTGGATTATGGAATCGCACGGGCCGACCGACCAGAGCCGCGAGCATCTGCGGAAGTGCATCGAACTCTTCGAGACGCACTTCCCGGACTACGCCGACAAGTATCACCAGTTGGCGCGGCCGTTCTATGAGCAGGCCGTCAAGCGCGTCACTGGCGCGTTTGAGGTGGAACTAGCGTTTGCCGCAGGCCAGCAGGGCTTGCAGGGCCGCGCGGCCCCGACGCGGGTGTGGGTGCGGCATGCGGGGCAGATTCCCGCGCTGCTGGCCGCAAAGCAGGCCGAATGGCTTGGGCATTTCCTGCCAGAGCCGCCGATTGACGTGGAGCCGCTGGAGGCCGTATGAGCGTCTGGTTTCCGAACGACGTGGTGTTTGACTCGGACTTGCAGGACTACGAGCAGAGCATTCTGACGCAGTTCGGCAAGACGGATTGGCAGGCCAAGCGTCGGAAGGCGCTGGAGGACTGGGCGTTTCCGACGCTGGCCAAAGCAGGCTACGTGCCCGAGCGCCTGCGGACACGCCGTGCGCCTGCGAAAGTCTGGGGCTACACGGGCGGCAGCTACGTCGACTAC